CGCTCTTCCGATCTCAGGCTTCTTCATGTGCTTTAGCACCAACCACATACCGGTCCCAGTAGTCCGACCACATAGGATTCATGAGCCGCAACACTGGACCAGCTAGTGGCTGGATCGTGTTAATGTTGTCAAGATATTCCTCTATTTCAATTTGTGTCGAGACCGGGACATCAAAGATTCGCTCCACAAGCAACCTCGATCGAGACCCAACCGGTTTTGGCACGGACCTGTCTGTAGCATTTAGCTCCTCAACATTCTTAACCGTGTCCCAGTAGGTCTTTGTTCCACCACGACCATTGAACAACATTTCACCCTCACCAATGCACCTGAAAACCATTCGCCAAAGCGACGATGCGATGGGAGCACTCTCCATCTCTGCACGAAGGGAGAAAGCCTTCCCTCTGAGCAGCCCACGCATCACCCTTTCACCACCACATTTCAACGGGCTGTGTGTCCATCCAAACTTACACAACAGCTCTCTTGGGTCCACGACGTTTAGCAATTCAGTTTCGTCGTAGTAAAACTTGCAAAAGCCGGCATCGCCCACACTTGAGCACTCAACAATTTTAAGGCGTAGCCCAAGGCGCTCAAATAGGGTAGCATCAATAGGACGGTCTGTAACAAATAACCCATCGTCGCCTTCAACGACACCATCCCATTGTACGCCCTGCTCAGAGCAAACAAAAGCCATGACAGCCAGATTAGTGAACCCATTACCAAGCGAAGTGCACATCTCACCTGACATGCGACACCCTGGAACGGATACTTTAACGTGGCGGCCTCGGATTTGCTGAATCTTGCCCAAAACATTTGAAATGAGCGATGACATGTCGACGCCACCTTCAACATCTCTCCACATATAGGCATAGAGTTGAAACTCCACCGCCCGCATAAGCTCTGCGCTAAAGAGCGACTCGAAGCTCGTGTAATCTGTGGCATAGACGTGACCAGGCCGGTTCCCAAGGCGAGCGTTGATGTACTCGGCGCGGCGATCGACGGGGACATGTTTGACGAAAAACTTCGCGAACGGCGTTTCTGAACTGGGTGGACAACCTGGGGTTTTGGTGTCATACTGCCCAAAGACTGCGTGCTCAATCGCCGCGAAATACCTTCCGGTTTTGACTTTGAAGGCATCGTGTCGCGAGTTGATACACCTGACATGCTTGTACTTAGCGAAAGGTTCGCGTTTTCCAAACAGTTTGCACTTAAGGTGTTTTGGTCGCAGTCTGCGCACTTCGTCATTGATGTCCCGGAATCGCTGTTTTTCTGCTGCGCTATAGTGGGTCGTTTCAAGCCACCCATCGATGTCTTGCAAATCATCTGGACGCAGCGGACTAAGGTAGCGGCGGATGAACACGCGTACAAAGTTCCGCAAGCGATCCACCAAGGCGAGGTCAATGTTCGGGCACTTGCAAGCAAACCGAGAGGTGACGCCACCAAGGATGGTTTCACGGTGGTTGACATCAGCCATCGGCAAAGCATAGTTAGCAACGTGGCAGCCGAGACTGCGTTGCATGTACTCCCGAACGCGAGCATGAGGCAAACAGCGCGCCTCAATAATTGTGCCATCCTTGATAGCAGGGAGCTGTGGCAATCTGACTTCGCCTGTCCTGTATCCGTAGGCAACAACAATCTCGTATGCCCTCGGGCATCGCACTCGGGTGACTGAAAATCCTGCCTGGCACGCCATACCCCAAAGTAATGTGCAGTATCATCCAATATGCGACTGCCATCAAAACCCGCCAGTGTAGCCACTTTGAAATCACAGTAACCACGTCGCTTCGCCGACTCCACAAGTTGCGTGACCGACTGATTTTGCGAGTTGTTGAATTCCATGAACAAAGTGGCCGAGACAATTATTTCGGCGTCAGACAGGCCGCCTCCAGACCGATGGACACGGAACAGATTTGCATTGGACCGATACAGATCAGATTGAAGAAGGTTGGCCTGCCGCAAGTCCCCTTCTGGTGCGAGCACGCGACCCATAACATTAAAACAGACAGGGTCATCCAAGGAATCAATTTTGGTGCTTAACCACCAGGCTGTAGCTGACAATCCTGTATTAAGCAAGTTGACCCAAGTGCTGTTCCCACCAAAGACTTTCAACAATCTAGTCATTCCCGATTCATATCCTGCGATTGGTGGCAACTCAAGAATTAGATTACGTTGCTGTGGCGTAGCCAGCGAAACCAACGCAGTCGGTGCCTGGCCCACTGCAGTCTCATGGACCGCATCCAACTCTCCTTGGAGTTTTTGAACGCCCTCAATCGCCGCACGCGCTGTCAACATGTTCTTATGAAACTTTCGCGTCCTCCCAGCAAATGACCCACCTTTCGACTTCGCCGTGGCTGTGGCATTTAGCCCCTCACCACGACCCTTCATCGATTTATTGCCATTTGCAGTGCGATTGACACCCTGACGGCTCTGAGATTTCCATGGCGTTCTTTCGATCGTACTCTTGGGCGAGGTGTCGCTGGAGCGGTCTTGGAGGGCACCAGCTACTCCCGCAAGGGTCTTCCTCGCCACAGGTGATTTTATACTCAGTTGGCCATCCCGAACACACAGATCCGGCGATGCCGGCCGGTACTCCGGTGACGAGGGCCGATACCGGGGTGAAGTTGGGCTGGGTCCCCACTGTTCGTCTCCAACAACAGCAGCGGACGGGAGCTCTTCCCTCGGTGACAAACCAATACATTTCTTCTCCGACCGTGCAAGTGCCGAAGAGGAGGA